CATCTAATGGTAATATACCAGCCAGTTCACGGGTTAATGTACGGTTTGGGAAGTTGGATGAAACGCTATCAATTGAACTTCTAAATCTTAGTTCTAAAGTAGTTTCGCTAATAGAAGAACCAATGCCAATATAATATTCTGTTAATGCTGTTCCGGCATAAGCATTTTCAGCCGTTAGCCATTGCGTCGTAAGTTCCATTACTGATAGGCGGTTACTATTGCTGCTATAAAGTAATTGCACTGCAAAATTTACATTCGGGAATAATACTTGCAATACGTTGTTATCACCGTTTAAAGATGCTGTTGTTCCTTCAGCGCGGAATGGTGCAAAGCTATATAATTTGCCGCCATAACTTATGGTTTCATTAGCAAAATAATTCTGGTAATAGTGTTCTTGACCATTAGCTGCTTGTAACTTAAAAAACTGTGCAATGCGAATATCAAGCGCCATCAATCATCACTCCTAGGATCACGGATTTCGCCAATTAGTGATACGCTAATGCTTGAACGACCTGGCCTTACTGATTGCACTGATGGTGGCTCTGCATACTCCCATCGTAAATTATGTTCACTGCCGTTGGCATAATCTGTTAACGATTCATCTACACCACCTAAAGTGGAATCAATTAGGAATCTACGGTTTGTTGCTGTTTGTGAGTTATAGTGCGCAATAATTGAAGCAGCAGTCGAATCGGCTACATTATCAAAATTCATATCTAGTGTTGCCTGGCTGGGAGAATTACCAAACGTGCGTTTGGTTACTACGCCTGACAATGAGCGGTATGTGCGCTGTGGGTAGATGCCAGGCTTAAAGTTGCGACTGGTTGGTGTAAAAGCAGGGAACGCAGCCATTAGCCTAAACCTACTCTGTTACGGGTGGATGGTGATTGTTGTAGCTTATCTAACGTCATCGTCATGCCACGTCTAGCGCCTGCTTTTGTTGCTTCCGCTCTGGTTTGCATCATTGCTGCTTCCAGTTGGTCACGACTAACGTAATCGGTATTGCCAAATCTTGTAGTTTCAAAGCTCATATTAAGTATGGGTGATGTAGCGCCATTGCCGCTATTGCCGCTAGCCATTGCGTCACGTATGCCTGCGGTGGGGCCTGCGGGGATGATCGTACCAGCAGCCGATGGAACGAATAACTCAGGCCCTTTCTCGCCGACCATGTAGGTGCTGTTGCCGCTTACTGGGCCACCAGCAGCTCTTAATCCATCAAGGTTGACGTATTTAAACATATCTGTCTGCGGAAGCGTCCCATTAGGAACAGCAGCAGCGGGAGTTGCACCACCACCAAACAATCCGGCTAGTGATTTTGCTATCGCGATTGCAGTGTAAGTAGCAATCATCTTTGCACCTTCCTGCATTAAGATGTCGCCCACCGTTTTAAGGAAATCAGCGAATACTTGTTGCGCTGTTGTTGTGCCTTCAATTAAACCTTCAACGCCTTTTGTCATTGCATTGCCAATGGCATCGCCGATGCCTTGCGATACACGAACAGCTACAGATTCAAGGTCTTTTAGTTGCAGCTTAGCAGATCCAATGAATTGCTGTATTGGTGATGATGCAGCGGCGGTAGCTTCGGCGTAAGCACGAATTGCAGTTGCTGTAGTTATAGCTGCCTGATTTAATTCGTTATATATTGCTACATGTTCTTTATTGTCCATATTAAGGGCTGAAGTTGCATCCCTTAATCTTTGGTTTACTGCTAATACTTGCAATTCACCTTCTATCAGCTCAGGCTTAACGCCTTCCATCTGTAATCGATTGCGTAATGTAAGTGCTTCTGATTGCAACTTTGTTTGCGCAGTCTGCTCTCGGAATGCAGATGTACTGGCTAAAATTCCTGCTGCTAAGTCTGCCGCTTGAAATGATTTTGCTTGTGATTTAAGTAGTGCAAGCTGTTGTGTTAAACCTTGAATTTCTGCTTTTGTTTGATCTACATTTTCGCCAGGTACGCCGCCTGCTAGGCCGCCGCCTGCCAGACCGCCACCACCTGCTTTTGATTGAGGCAAGCCATGCAGCATCCTATTGCCTGTTGCTAATGATGTTGCGGTATATCCACCTCTGCCCTGCATGGAAGCCGCACCAGCAACCACAGGCACCTTAGTACCTGAAGGCACGGATATATCAACTGCGTTCCCACTGCTTCCTATAGGTCTTCCTCTTGTGACATCATGAGCCATTTGTTCTTTACGTAATGCTTGTAATAATTTCAATTCATCAAGCATATTTTTTACATTTATTTTTGCATTTGGTAATTCGATATAAGGCAATCCTTGATTTTGCCATACTTTTATAATTGCAGCCGCTTCCTTGATTACGCCTTCACGGTCAGAACCACGCAAATCTAAATGTGGACCACTGCTTCCACCTGTGCTACCAACAAGAAACCCGCCACTGCCGCCACCAGCAACGGTAGTAGATTGCACTTGATTTATCTTTGCGCCTGATTGCAATCTTTGTTGCGCTTCTTTGATTTTGTTTTCTAATTCTTTAATCTGTGCGTCAAATGAAGTTGAGCCCATCATCATAGATTGGATAATGCCAGCTTGCTCCTTGGCAGCGCCAGTAAATTTATTTACAAAATTACTAAGTTCTTTTTCTTGCAATTGGCGTTGCAGGTCATAACGTAATTTATCAAGATCAACTTGATTTTTAAATACTTGATTATCAATTTGCATTTGATATTGCGCTGAGTCCATAGTTAATTCCTTGGCTAATTTCGCAGCTTTCTCTGCATCACGCGCCGCTTTATCTTTACCGCCTTTTTCTTCAAGTAATTGTGGAACTGTTAATTTTACATCTTCTTTTGCTGCTTTTGGCAAATTTAATTCTTTAAGTCGGCCCTCTAGATAAGTTGCTTTTTTAGTTAATTCTGTTAATTCTGCTTTCATTATTGGCAAGACTGGTGCACTAGGAATAATTACGTTATTATCAATACCTTTAATCTCTAGCCCTTTAGACATGCCAATGCCAGCTTTTTCAGCGGCTTTAATTTCTGTTGTAAGTTTTTTTACTTCGGCTCTAGTATTAAAAAGTTCATTATTAGCTGTTTTTTTGTCAGGCCCAGCCATTGCCTCATTGATTTTATCAATAACAGTAATGCTAAGATCTAATATTCTTTTTAACGTAGGTTCAAGAATTTTTCCTATTTTTTTAGCTAACATTTCTACATTATCTATCAATGTACTAAATTTGCCGCCAAGTGTATCACTTTGCGCAATAGCGCCATTTGCGTATTTGCCTCCTTTTTCGGTAAGCCTGTTAATTGCAACTTCAACAGCTTCCGCGCTTATACGCCCTTTCTCTAATGCTTTTCGTAATTCCTCCCCTGACAACCCATACATATTTTGCAGTTCACCCTGCAATGCAACGCCGCGTTCTTGGAACTGCAACAGCTCCTCGCCTTGCAGTCGCCCTTTAGCTTGCACCTGGCCGTAGGCTGTAACCAACCCTTGCAGCTCAGCGCCTGTAGCACCAGAAACATCAGCTAATCGTCTTGTAGTTTGAACTACTTTGTCGGTTTCAACGCCAAACGCTTGCAGTCGTTTAGCTGAATCAATTAATTCGCTTGATGTAAATGGCGTTACAGCACCAAGTTGCTGCAATTCTTGAATAATTTGTTTTGCTTTTGTTGCGCTGCCTGTAAGAACTTCTAGGCTACGTGTTTGGCTTTCAAGCTCAGCAGTTTTTACAAATACAAATTTAACTGCTTGTATCGCGCCAAGTGCAATAGCTAATTTGCCAATCGTTTTAAATAAACCAGATACAGCATTATCAGTTGCTTTTACTCCCTGCTGAAACTGCCGTAGCGATTGCTGCGCGCCACTACTATCAACATTAATGGCAACATTAGCAACAACCGACACAGCTAGCCACCTACTACTAGGTCCAGTCTAGCGTCGCCGTCGCATTGCAGCTTCTTGTTCGTCATTGCACAATTCAAAATAAGCTGACCACAGAAGCAATTCTTCCATAGTCAGCTCTGAATTTAATTTAGCTAACGTATATCCTAATTCCTTGGCTACACCAAGCTGGAGCCTAAGCAGGTTATCCTTTTTAAGCTCCGCCTTTATTTTTTTGTATCAATCTCTTCCTTGATATCCTCGCTGATAACAGCAAGCATTAGTGATTGCAGGTCAGCATCACGCACCTCGTTTTTTAGCTCTGCAATTTCACCAGCAGCAAATATCCGCTGGCCGTTTTCATCTGTTGCTTTTTGAACCAGCAGTTGCAATGCAAAAGCATTTACATCATCGGATGCAGCATCCTTTTGTGCCCGTTCGCGTTCAGCCA